GCGGGATCAGCCGCTTGGGGTATTTACGGCACAGGTCGTAGACCTCTGCGGTGCGGTGGCCCATGGCATCGATGGNGGCCATCTGCACATGGTGCGANGTNCCNGCCGCATCAGGATANCGCTGCTCGAACAGCACNGCCTCCAGGGCCGNNGCGGAATCNACAAANCCGGCNCGGACGCCCCAGGAGGTTTGGGCCTGACCGTAGCCGAATGCCCGAATCTCGTACCAGAAGCCGTTGTCCTGGGTATCCACCGAAGCCAGCAGGCAAGCGGCNACCCCGCCGCCNGGCACAACACCCTCTGGCCGGTCATCGCGCAGGGCNAGNATGGCATCNTCNTTGCGGTCNTGCCGATGGTTGAACCACGGCTCCGCCAGGAAGGTGTTGCAAAAATTCTTNTGGGCGTTGAGGTCCAGGTGCTTNCCGTCCGGCTTGCAGCGNAGGAANGCNGNNGCNACCTTGGAGAGCGAGACAAAAGTGGAAAGCCAACTCGGCAGGTGGAAGGCGATCTTGCGGGGCCTTTCCGCCTCCAGGTAAGCAAACAATTCCCGGCCATCGCCCTTGGCCCTCCAGTACCCTGCCCGCACCGCCTTGTCCCGCTGGTAATCGCTCCAGTGTGCCTGGCAGTGCTCGCACTCGTACCAGGCCAATTCTCGCAGTTCGATGATGTCCGGATCGCGCTCATCGGCGGGCCACTTTATGCCGCCTGGTTGATCCACCCCGCCAAAAGTCATTACTTGATGACCATGGCAGGTTGGGCAGACTGCCACATATTCAAAAATCACCTGTGCAGCCAGTAGGGCCTGCCAGATGTAGCCAGCCTCAATGGTGGGGCTGGAAATTTTCCAGATCCGGCTTGACCAGCGGAAGGTCGTTACCCGCGCTTCCCCCAGGCTGATGGGGTCGGTTTCGGCGTGATTGGTGGTTTGATATTTGTCGGTTTCGTCAAACACCACGTATCGGCACGGTTTGTTGGCCAGCCTGGAAACAGATCGTGACCATGCCATATATATCGGCATGGATACCAGTTTGAGTTTGAGCGCACCGGAATCGTCATCCCGGCCGCTCATCAAGTCCTTCAGGCGAGCCGAGCTGGTGAACATGGGGGTGATTCGGTCCTGGCAGTTTTCCCGGGCGGTGAGTTCGTCTGGGTAGACGTACAGGGCAGGCCCAGGGGCGCGGTCGGCTGCGTAGGCGATGCAGTTGTTCACCGCCTCGGAGCCGCCGGACTGCGGCGCCTTGCACAAGGAAATATCCCGCACCGATGGAAAGAACGATGCGTCCATGATCCCGGCCAGGTACTGAGCAACCTCATTTCTCCACGGCCCTGGCAGGGAGGACATGGTCACCACCCGGTGGCGCTCGCACCACTCCGAAACCGGAATGGCCTTGCGCTTGCGGTACACCTTGCGCTCCGGATGGGAAAACCGGATACGGATGGTGCGGTCTTCCATGCGGTTGCACAGGGATGGAGGCAGCCAAGAGCGGGATCCGGTGAGGGTGATGGGTTGGGGGGCGGTCATCAATCCATATCCATTGGGCTGAGGATGGCGTCTTTGCGCATGACGTGGGTGTAAATCATGGTGGTTTCCAGGCTCTTGTGCCCCAGCATCTCCTGGATGGTCCGGATGTCCCGACCAGCCTCCAACAGGTGGGTTGCGAAGGAATGGCGCATGGTGTGGCAGCCGCAGCGCTTGGTGAGCTTGGCAGCTCTGGCCGCCTCGTGTACCGCCTTTTGGATGGCCGACTCATGCAGGTGGTGGCGTTTGAGTTTGCCTGAGATCGGATCGCTGGCCCGCTGCCTGGCCGGAAAAACGTAAAACCATCCCCAGGTGAAGGGAGCGAGCTGGAACTTGCGGGCGAGGGACGGTTCCATGGAGCAGGGGATCTTGTCGGAACGGTCCTGCTGGTGAAGGCGTTCGACCGCCGCAAGATGACGCTGCAGCTCACCGACGATGGCTCCGGGCAAGGGAACCACCCTGTCCTTGTTGCCCTTGCCCATGCGGACGATGATCTGGCGGCGGTCAAAATCCACATCCTGCACCCGCAAGCGCATGGCCTCCATGAGCCGCAGGCCGGAGCCGTACAGGAGTGAGGCGATGAGCCAGTGCTGGCCGGTCATCTTGCCGAGCAGCCGCTTGACCTCATCGCGGGAGAGGACCACCGGCAAACGCCTGGTGCGCTTGGCCCGCATGGCGTCGATATTGCCGAGTGGTTTGTCCAGCACATCGCGGTAGAGGAAAAGCAAGGCGTTGAAGGCCTGGTTAGCAATCAATACCGACCTTCTTCGCTCTAGCCAAAGTATCAAATACCCACTCCGGTGGTTTACTCCCGAGGCGGTAAGCCACAATCAGCCTTGATTGTGCCTTTACCACCTTTTCAAGCAACTTAATTCTCAACTGGTCTTCGTTTGCACATTTGCACTCTTCACAAAGTCCGCTCATGGCTAATTCCTCATCTCTTTGGTGCTACGTAAAATTGGAAGTTATGAAGGATGTTCCGGTAAATACCGCCGCCATTTGTCTCAAGCCACCGGATAGCAAGAGCCTCGGTAGGCTCGCAATGAATAACCTGCGGAGTTTTTGCCACATCCTTCCCTTGCTGGCAGCATTGATAAACAGTTCTCATCTCCTCACCTATAAAGATTGCTAACAAGCGCATTCACCGGAACGCCGGGAGCGCCTGATTTTCAAGGGTCATTCAGTGGCGGCTTCCGGTGATGCTGGTCGTTAAAGGTATTCAAACTCAATCCGCGTCACCATCGTAAGGTGTAACGCCTTCGGCTTCATCTCGCGGATAAACATATCTATGAACCACTTCCGATCTTTTCCTGGGAATCCCTCTCTTGCCACGTCGTCATTGGTGATCGCGAAAAGAACCTCTCTCCGGGCATCAATCACGCGAATCAGCCCGAGTCGCTGTATCTTTTCTCCTGGCTTCAACCCCATGCACTTCTCGCAACCCATCAGGATATCCCCGGCCTTCAAGTTTTTCCAACCCTTGCGGCGAGTGACGGTCTTTGTCCGGTTTTTGAACTGCTCTGTCGTCAAGGCAAAACTGATATTTCTTGGCATAATAGACCCTCACACCTCCTTTTTCAAAACCACCACGAAATCAGCCGTTGAGGCATACTGGTTAAGCCACTCATTCTTCGCCTCGAGCATGGCGGTGATAAGCCTATCCACCTTGGCCTGATCTCCGCCCACCATCTCCACCAACCCGGCAGCCATGGTGTACACCATGTGATCGTAGCCAGCCTCCAGGGCCACGGCCCGGCCAGCCAGCTCCAGCTCCACATCGTCGCGGGAGATGAGCTTTCCCTCCAGGGCCTCACGCTCCATGCGGGCCCTGATGTTCTTCTCTTCAGCGCGACCCACCTCTGCCCTGAGTTTGCGCTCCATGAGGTCGGTGGTTTTTTTGTCTGCCGCAGTCTGGCCGGTGGCGCCGGACTGCAGGTGGAGTTCCGCATAACTGTCCACCGCCTTGCGCTTAAAACATCCGTCTTTTTTGATCAGCAGTCGCGTCCGCACATGGTTCGAGAGGGCGGACTTTTCGATCTTGTAGCCCCCGGCCTTGAGGTAGACCAGCACGTCCTGCTGGGTGGCGAAGGTGTCCGGGGCTGCCTGTTCCTTAGTCATCTCTTTACCATGACCTGGCTGATGGGCGACCCGGCAGAGATGGTCTCAACCGCAGCCATGTTCGCCCGCACCAGTGCCTCCGCGATTGGCGGGCAGACGCTGTTGCCGCACTTGGCAACCTGCTCGGTTTTGGTGATCGGCTTGCCGTGAGAGTCGCGGTCGATGATGTAGTTGTCCGGGAAACCTTGGGCGCGGTACAGCTCCCGAGGAGACAACATGCGCATGCCTATGTCGACAATCTGGTATTCCTCGCCTTTGACGGTGACCAGGCCGAAGCGGTCTTTCGTGGTCAGCGTTGCAATTGGCTCCTTGATGTTTGGCGTGACATCAACTCCGTAATATTTAATCAGGAAGGCACGGACCTCACCGACATGGGTGCCGCTGGCTGTGATGGTCGGGGCTGGTTTGGTGACCGCCTGGCCATCCTTGCAGGTTCCGCGCAGCTTGACCAGGTGGGAGGTGACCAGGGAGTCTTTACTTTTTCCGGTTACGGTGCAAGCCGGATCGGCAACGTCTGCCCCGTTGCTCTTGCCAAAATGCCTGGCCAGGTGCGCTGCGACGATCCCGGTCTTGCCCATGCCGCCGGCGGTGATCGTGCCAACCGGCTCGGCTGGCGAAGAACCGACGCTCTCCCCAAAGTGACGCACCACGCTGGCCGCCACGAAAGAGTGATGATCGATGGAGGTAACCGTTCCGATTGGTTTATTCAGGTCGGAACCAACCACCCCGGTATAGTGCTTGGCGAGGAAGGCGGAAACAACCGCGTGCCTGTTTTCAGTGGTCTGTGTTGCCAGTGGGCGATCCATTCTGGCCCCGCGTGCATCCTTTGCGGATTTCGCACCGTAATAGGTGGAAACGAAAGGGGTCACAAGCGCAAATCCGGGGGCTGCAGTCACAGTTTGGAGAGGATCATTGATATCCTGACCTCTGAACGCTTTATAATACGAGGCGGTGTGGTTTGACTTGACGATGAATGGCTCTCCTGTCTCCACAACATAGCGCATGATACCCTTGGCGATCCTCCGCATGGTAGCCTCGGCAAGCGGCCGCTTGCGCTCGAAGATTGAAGGGCAGGGGAGAGTCCAGTCGATGCACTCGGCAGCAGTGCGCCACGGTTTTAACTTGCCTCTTTTTACCGCCTCACTCTTCGGATCTCCGTGGGTGGGTTCCGGCCAGACAATCGGCTGGCCATCGCAACGGGCGATCAGAAAGAAACGCTTGCGGATGGTCGGGGCGCCGTAATCGCAGGCCCGCAACTCTCTGTGGTCAACTTCATAACCGTGGCTCCGCAGCGCATTTTTTAAAAAACCTCCGGAACGTCTGTCCTTTTTCGTTTCTTGTCCGGATAGCAGTCGCCATTCACTTCGGTAACCAGCGGGCCCCAGGTGACAAACTCCTCGACATTTTCCAGGATGATCAGCCGGGGCTTTACCGTGGCCGCCCAACGCACCGCCACCCAGGCCAGGCCCCGGATCTTCTTTTCCACCGGCTTGCCGCCGCGTGCCTTGGAGTGATGCTTACAATCCGGACTGAACCAGGCGATCCCTACCGGACGGCCACCGCAAACCTTGCGCGGGTCCACATCCCACACCGACTCGCAATAATGGAGCGTGCCCGGGTGGTTGACTTCGTGCATGGACACGGCAGCAGGATCATGGTTGATGGCTATATCTACAGGTCTACCTATGGCAGCCTCAATTCCTGTGGATGCTCCGCCGCCGCCGGCAAAGTTATCGATGGCCAGCTCACCGAAATTGATGGAGAGCTGCGGAGACTTGCGGAAGCGCTCACGATATTTCAGAATGACAGGAGTCATATTTGTTTCCCCATCAAAAGATTCCGCCCATGAATAACCATGGCCGGATGACGATGGATGGCCAAAGCAACCGCCTCTGATTTATGCACCAGATCGGATATCCGGTTGGCCAGATCCTGGTTGGCAGAGCGCCAGGATGGTGTCCACTGAATGCGCACCTCGTATCCATCCCGGAGGCTCTTAACCACCTGCACCGGGTTTTTTGCCAGCAACCCGGCCAGCTCGGCAATATCGTCTTCCGGCGCAGCAACCGGCGCCGCCATTTCCTGTTTTTTGACTTCATCCGCGGCACTCCCAGCGCTTTCCACCGCCACCGGCCCCTTCCCTGCGTCAGCCTCAATTTTCGCCCCCCCCTCAGTACTGCATGCCAAATCGACACGGTCACCAGATGGGGAAACGGCGATGGTCAGGGCAGGGGGCAGCCCGGCAATAATCCACTTGCGCAGATCGCAGCCTGCAGCCTTGGCTTCGCCCGGGTCCTTGGCCACCGGTACCGGCCAGCGTCGGGCTTGCTGGAACCGATCCAACCACCAGATGCTGGCCTTGGCCCCTGCAGCGTCATTGTCCTGGGCGGCAAGGATCCGCATGGCCTGGTCGAGCACTCCGCAGGATGCGGCGTCCGGCTTGGCTGCTGAGTTCCAGGTGGTGACCGCGCCCACCAGTCCGTATCCCTCCTGGGCGCAGAGGTAGGCATCAAGGCCGGATTCCACCACGACGAAGGCCAGGGATGTTGGCTCCAGCACCATGGTGGCGTGGCAGGAGCCCTCGATCAGCTGGTATGGGAGGTTGGTGGCGAAAGCGGCCACATCCTCCGGCCTCCTCCGTATCCGGAGCTGGATCACCCGGCCGTCCGCAGCGAAGAGTGGCATGACCAAGCCACGGGGGAGCCAGAGCGCCTTGTGCTTCCCGTCGCTTTTTTTGATTTCCGGCAACCCCCACGCCTTGCGGGACCGGCGGAGATCGTCTCCTTTTTCCCCCGGGTTGAAGCCGATCCGATAGCGGATGGCGGTCTCCAGGGTGAGGCCGCGCCAGGCGAGCATCCGCTGGCCTTCATCCGAGGCGAGCAGCTGCTCGTAGCACCAGGCGGCGAATTCACCGGCCTTGGTCATCCACGCCTCGCTGGGCAGAGCTGGAGTGTGCGGGGCAAATACCGGAGGCGCGATCTGCTTGGGTGGTTGCGGCGTGGCATGGGAGGGCACAGCCTTGGCAGCCGGTGAGCCGGACGGGGTGATGCCCAGGATGGCGCAGGCCTCCAGGTAGCTCTTGGATGCGAAATCTCGGAGGAACTGGATACAGTCCCCGTGGGCACCGCATTTGCGGCAGTAGTACACCACCCCCTCGGGTTTTTCCGGCCAGATCTGGAAGCGGTCGCTGGCACCCTGCTCCCGGTTTCGCGGTGAGCCGTCCCCGCAGCCAGGGCATGAGGAATGGTACTCGCCGCCGTGGGTGGTGCCGGCCCGGAAAGGGATGATGCCGCAATTTTCAAGCAACTCTTTAATATTATTCATTATTTACTTTCTTTTTCTTTTTTCTGGTGACGATAGAGGGTAGAAAGGGGACCATAAGAGCGAAAAACGTAGAAGTACCCCTGTGTCGTCCCTATGCGGGGAGGTTTTGCAAAAATCGGTCATTATCATCCCCTTTGCCATGAATCATCCCCTGGCTGTGCCGCCATCAATGCCTGATATTCATCGGAAACAGCTATCCCCAGGTAGTGGTAGTAGCCGCCGATCCGCTTGCGCTCGAAGAGATCCGCTGCCATGAGCTTCTGGCCGAAGGACTTTTGCCCAGGCAGGTACTTATCTTTCTTGTTGATGTTGGCCTTGTACCAGTGGCAGAAGGCCTCATAGAGCTCGGTGGATCCTGACTTAACCGCAGGCGATTGTATGCAGGCAGCCTCGATGAATTGCCCCAGGTAGTTTTCATCATCCTGGTAGGTGGTGGTAGCCTCCAGCACCGATTGTGGCGGAGAGAGGCCGAGTTTTTGCCACTCCAAGCAGCCACGCACCAGCCAAGCCAGGATGACCCCGGAGTTGGCGCGGAGTAATCCTGGCAGGCCCTTGTCCGCCTCGCGCTCGTGTGGCTTGAGCGCGGCCTCGTTCTCTCCACGGACCACGAAAGAGAGCTTGTGCGGGATCAGCGAGCACCGTTCCCAGAAAGCAAAGTCGGTATCCGGGGCATTCGGCTTGTGGTTGGTGAGCAACATCAGGAGGTGGGTGGGGGTGAAGCTCATCAGGTGCTTGTCGTAGAGTCCACGACCGGTGAGGGTGTCGCCACCGGTGAGCCACTTGCACTTAGCCGCGCTGAACTTGCGGCCTTCGTCGGTTTCGGAAGCGATGGCCAGCCGGAGTCCCTTGAGGGCCATGATCTCCGGCGATGATCCGCCCGCAGCGGTGGATCGGTTGGAGTCGAGCAACATCTCCGCCGGTACCGGTCCGGCATAATCCCCCAGGGCATGGGCCATGGCCTCGACAATCAGCGACTTGCCATTGCGGCCCCGTCCAAAGAGCACCGGGAAAACATGCTCGATGTTGAGGCCGGTGATGCCATACCCATAGAGCCGCTGCATGTAGGCCACCAGCTTGGCATCGTCGTTGTAGATGGCGAGCAGCACCTCGGTCCAGACATCAAAATTGGCAAAAACCCCATCGGCAGGGAACTCCGCCCGGGCGCGTTTGGAGATGTAGTCGGACGGCCTCCCCGGTTCCAGCTCGCCGGTCTTGAGGTTGACCACTCCGTTGGCACAGGCCAGTTGCCATGGGTTGAGATCGAAATCAGCGGCCCGGACTGCCAGGGGCATAACCGGGTTGGTGTGGGCGAAGGTGAGGCAGTTTTTGCGGCCGGAGTCCTTGCGCAACCGTTTTACCCGGGCATGCAACTGGCCGATGCGGGCCTTGAATGATTCTGCCGTGCCATCATCGGCGCGCAGGGACTCGGATAGCGCTGCGGCCTGGATCGGGATCTCCTGGGCGTAACGGAGGGCGACATTTTCCACTGCGGCAATGGCCCGGTCCATCTCATCACGGCGCCAGGAGTGCTCGTCCCAGGAGTACCAGCACTCGGAGCCCTTGGCAAAAACAAACTTGTCCTTATGTAGGGCCGAATAGAGCAACCCATCGCCCAGCTCGTTGGCGTCCAAGCATTCGAGGACGAACTTGGAGGTGATCTCCATTGGAGGGCTTCCAGGCAGGGAAGCCGCTTCGAGCGCGATCCCTGCCGCGATCATCGCCTGCATCTCGTTGCGTTCGGAATTACTTAACTGATTACCTGGTTGATCGTCAGACACCTGCTGCCCCCTGTTTTTTCCGGTAGTTATAGATGGTACGTTCTGCCAGGCCCGTGGCGGAGGCAATCATGGAGGCGGTAAGCGGCTGGCCAATCTGAGCGGCCAGGTGCCAGGCAATTTCCTTCCCTGCCTTGCTGACCCGTGGGCGGTCAGGGTTCATAACAAAAACCCGCCCACAACCAACGGCCCGGCACCGCATCACCTGGCGCCCACCGGATGTGTATCCGTTTCTGGTCCCGCAAGCAGCATGGCAATGCGGGCAGATCACCATGATTTTCCCC